GCGATCGACAAGGTCTACGTCAAGCAGGACACCGTCCTGACCGCGACCGGCACCTTCACCGTTGTCACGCAGACCGCAGCGGCAACCTACACGGATGCGACTTCGGCGGAAGACGCCGCGATCTGGGTATTCGATGTTTACGCATCCGACCTGAGCGATGGCTATGATTGCATCCAGGTTTCGGTTGGTGATGTCGGCTCGGCATCGCAGATCGGCTGCCTGCTGTATCTGCTGTGGCCGCCTCGTTACGGCGAGCAGACGCTCCTGAGCGCGATCGTTGACTGATGAAAACTATCCGCTTTACTGCTGACACCGACCCGCAACGCCAAGGCGGCGACTACAAGGCTGGCGACATTGCCACGCTTTCAGTCGCCTCGGCCCATCATTGGCTCCGGCGCGGCGTTGCCGTGGAGTTTGTCGCCGACAAGCCCCCGGAAGCGCCCGTGCTCAAGCTCAATAGGCCGATGATGGGCGAAAAGCCGAAGAGGGCAAGGCGTAAGCGTAAAGCCTGATGCGCGAGGATTGGTGGCCGGACTGGCGTGGCGAAACCGTCGTTATTGCCGCGTCCGGCCCCTCTTTTCGGGCTGAGGATATCGCCTATGCGCGCGGGCGCGCGCGGGTGGCGGTTATCAACTCGACGTGGAAGGCCGCGCCTTGGGCCGATATGCTCTACGCCTGCGACAGTGCATGGTGGAAGCATACCGACCCCGGCTATGGTCAAGAAGCCCTGCGTGAGTTCAAGGGCCTCAAGGTATCCGGTCGCAAGGTGCCGGGCACCCATTGGGTGACGGTCAAGATTGTCAACGAGATGATCTGGACCGGCGTTGAAATCGGCGGCGGGGGAAATTCGGCGTTCCAGGCGATGAACCTCGCGGTTCTCTGGGGCGCTATGCGCATTATCCTTACCGGCGTTGACTGTATGCAGATTGGCGAGCACTGGCACGGGAAACACCCGGCGCCGTTGACGCAGTTGCAAGAGACCAACAAGGGCCGCGCCACAGCCTGGATAGATGCTTTCGGGCAGGTTGCCCCGGCGCTGAAAAAAGGCGGGGTGGAGGTGCTGAATGCAACCCGAGAGACTGCCCTGGAGTGCTTTCCGCGAATAGATATCCGCGATGCGCTCTGATTGGTGGCCGGACTGGCGCGGTAAAACAGCCGTTATCGCGGCGAGCGGGGAAAGCCTCACAAGCGGCGACCTTGACCATGTGCGCGGCAAGGCCCCGCTCGTGGTTATCAACACCACTTGGCGGCTGGCGCCGTGGGCCGACGTGCTCTATGCCTGCGATGCGAATTGGTGGCGGATATGCGGCCCCGGCGATGAATTCGCCGGGTTGCGGGTGATCGGCAAGAATAGCTTTCCCGGCTGTTTCGAAGCCAGTGTCGTGCCCCGCTATCGCAGCATGATCTGGACCGGCACCGAGATCGGCGGCGGCGGCAACGGCGGGTTTCAGGCGCTTAACCTCGTGGCATTGTGGGGTGTATCCCGGATCCTGCTTCTGGGCTTTGACTGCCAGGGCGGGCACTGGCACGGGCCGCACCCGGATGGGATGACCAACCCGGACGCGCGGATGATGGCGACGTGGCGTGGATGTTTCGATGACAGCGCGCCTGTCTTGGCCGATCGCGGTATCAAGGTGGTAAACTGCAGTCGCAAAACGGCGCTGGGGGCTTTCCCGAGAGCCCGCTTGGGGGACATGATTTGACGGCATGGGAACAACGCTGTTTCGCTACCCTGAAACGGCTTCACGGCATTGAAGCCCCGGCCATGGCCGAGATCGGCATGGGCCGCTGCTACATGGCGAAAGAGCTTCTAAGGCACCCGACGCTACACCTGCACATGGTCGATAACTGGCTTCCCACCGATCAGCAGCCGCAAGCGTATATCGCCACCGGCGACAACTTCGCAATGCGCACGGAGGGAATGTGCAAGACGCATTACCGGATGGCCGTGGATTTGGCGGATGCTCACCCCGGGCGGGTGACTATACACCGCGCGGATTCTGTCGAGGCGGCGAAGCATATCCAGGACGGCGCGCTCGATCTGGTGTTCATAGACGCCGACCATTCCTATGATGGCTGCAAGCGCGACATCGCGGCATGGCTGCCGAAGGTAAAGCGCGGCGGCTGGCTGGGCGGGCACGACTACCACAACCACGGCGACCTGCGTTTCGATTTCACGGGCGTTGATCGGGCGGTGGATGAATTCCGGCAAAACTTCGGCGTGGAAATCGAGACGGACCTGAATTTCACATGGTGGGCGCGCCGGTGATTGCAAATTCCCGCTTTATTTTCGTGCATGTTCCCAAGACCGGCGGGAAAAGCATAACGGCGGCGCTGGGCGGTGTAACCCCGGGCGTTCACACACATACGCCGCTCCGCGTCATGCACGTAACAAACGAATTCACCTTTGGGTTTGCCCGCAATCCGTGGGCGCGCATGGTCAGCTTGTATCGGTTTATGTGTCAGAAGGAATTTAAGCCGACAGACGCTTTCGACCAGGATGAAACCCGCGCAATCGGGTTTAAAGCATGGCTAACGACCGGCAGCTTTCACATGAAGGAGGACCGGGAGTGGATGACGCCCGATCTGCCGCCGATGCAGCGCCGCCCACAGATGTGGTGGTTGGAGGGCTGCGACTTTATGGGGCGGCTGGAGGATATAGATGCCGACTGGCCCGTTGTCACCGCGCTTGCCGGGATACGGCCCATTCCGAGCCTGCCGCATATCAACACCACGAGCGGCGGCGACTGGCGCGATGAATACGACGCGGAAAGCCGGGAATTCATAGCCGAGCATTTCGCGCCGGATATTGAGCGGTTCGGGTATCGATGGTGACGCCCATTGTCGGCCCGCTGGAGGAGCGCCTGCTCGATCCCTTGGTGTGTAAAACCATGCTGGAGCTTGGCAACAAGCGCAACCAGAAGGGGGCGTTCAAAGATCACTTCACTGCCATCGGGCTAAAACACGTTTCGGTTGATCTGAATGGCGAAGACGGCGCGCTTGCATTGGATCTGATGCACCCGCTGGGCCTTGGCCGGTTTGATATCGTGACAAACTTCGGCACCAGCGAGCACGTCGAGGACCAGGAGCCGTGCTGGCGGAATATCGTCGAGCACGCCGAGGGGCTGATCGTCTCGACAACGCCGCTCCCGGGCGACTGGACGCGCCACGGCAGGTGGTATCCGGTGCCGGGTTTCTACAAGGCGCTGGCTGCGCTCAATGGTTTCAAGGTGGATCGCCTATACGTGGACGGGCCGGTTGGCCGCCGCCTTATTTGTGCAAGGCTTCGCCGAATTGCCGATGCGCCGTTCAGAATGCCCGCAGGGCTGATGTTCGACAACGGCAACCACGGCGTCGGCGTGGCAAAATGCGCATAGTTACCGTCTGCCGCTCCGGCGGGGATTATCGCTGGGAACATGTCGAGGACTTGAAGCGTCAATGCGCGCGCCACGCGCCCGGCGTGGAGTTTGTCTGCCTGTCCGATCTTGGTGGCACACCGCTAAAGCACGACTGGCCGGGATGGTGGTCGAAAATCGAGATATTCACGCTGCGCGGCCCGTGCCTCTACATGGATCTGGACACGGTGGTGCTCGATAGCTTGGCACCGCTACTGGAGATCGCCCGCACTCGCCCGTTTACGGTTCTGCGGGACTTCAACCACCCGAAGGCCGGGCGCAATGTGCAAAGCAGCGTGATGGCGTGGAATGGCAGTCATCCGACGCTGGGCCGCCTCTATACGCGGTTCCGCTGTCACCCGGAGCACCACATGGCGGAAAACAATTGCCGCGAGTTCTGGGGCGACCAGGGCTTCATCGAGCGCCACGCCGAGGGTTGGGAATACTGGCAGGATATGCTCCCCGGCGCTCTCGTGTCCTACAAAATACACTGCCGCAATGGGGCGCCGCCCGGCGCGCGGGTGATGGTCTTCCACGGCAAGCCGCGACCGTTCGACATAGCGAGGTTCTGGGAATGACGAGTGCGATCTACTCAGGGCAGGCGATCTTCCGGCCAAACCGCTGGTCGTTGTCCTCGTCGGCCCCGGCGCTGGAGCCGGTCACGCTTCTGGAAATGAAAGCCCACGCCAGGATAGACACGGAGGATGACGATACTGTTATATCGGGCCTGATCGTGGCGGCGCGCCGCTGGGTCGAGAAATTCACCCACCGGGCGCTAATTACGCAGACCTTCACCTACAAGATAGACCGCTTTCCCGGCCCCATCACAACCGTGATCGAGTTGCCCGGCGGCAATGTGCAATCCGTGACCTCGATTGCCTATATCGACACGGACGGCAATTCGCAGACATGGGCCTCGACCGAATACGACGCCGACCTTACATCCGAGCCGGCGCTGATTGGGCTGGCCTATGATAAGTCGTGGGCCAGCATTCGCGAATGGGGCTTGCCGATCACGATCACTTATGTCGCGGGCTATGGGCTTACGCCTTCAACCGTTCCCGATGAATTGAGAACGGCGGTCAAAATGATCGCGTCGGAGCTTTATGAAAACCGCGAGGACAGCATTGTCGGCGCGACTGTAATGGGTGTTTCGTGGACCGCGCAGCGACTCGCTGAGCCCTACCGCATCCACCGGGTAGTCTGACATGAGGGCCGGGGTCTTGCGCGAAAAGGCCGCATTCAAACGGCTGGATACGACCACGGACGCCTATGGAAATACAACGGACGGGACCTTTGCAACGTTTCTGACCGTGCGCTGCCGCATACGCGAGGCGCGCGGGCGCGAGCGGGTGGATGCTGGCGCTCTACACGCGCCCATGACGGCGGTGCTGACGGTGCGCTCCAGTATATCCTCGCGCACCGTGACGGAGGCCGATCTGGTGACGATAAACGGCGTTGACTGGAATATCCGGTCGATCACAAACCCGGACATGCATAATCGCTGGCTGGAAATGGCTATTGAACGGGCGGTGGCTCAATAATGGCCCGCCGAAAAAAGAATGTCCTCGGTTTGGCGAATGTCCTGCGGGTATTTCGCGAGCTTCCGAAGGAAAACCTGAAGCGGCTCACCCACGCGCTAAACCTCGGCGCGGATGAAATCGTTGCGAAGGCGCGGGAGGCTGTCCCTGTATCTGACCCGATAGCCGGGCAGGAGCATGTTCGCGATACGATCCGCAGAACCGGGATTAGGGTCAGGGAAGCGGGGCCGAAAAACAGCCGTGGCGCGGTTGTGTATGTCTACGCGGGCCGGGGCGATGATGGCGAAACCGACGACGCGTCATTTCGGTCTGAATTCGGGCGCGCGCCTGATGATGGCGGCGGTCACCCCGGCCACCACCCGCAATCGTTTATGTTTCCTGCCTATCATTCGGTGCGCGCGAGGGTGAGGCGCCGGGTTGCGCGCGAGGTTAACGCCGCCGCGAAGGCCGTGGTCAGGGGCAGGAAATGACCGATAGCACGCTGGAACTGCAAAAGGCGGTCGTCGCCAAGCTAAAAGCCGCTGCGGGCGTTACCACGCTGGTTAGCACGCGGGTTTATGATGAGCCGCCACAGAACCCGACTTATCCGCTGATCCAGATCGGCGAGGATAACAGCGAGCCTTATGACGCCACGTTATTGACTGGCTGGGAATGTTTTCTTGTCATCCGGTCATGGTCGCGCAAGCCTGGCAAGGTCGAGGCGCGCCAGATCATGGCTGCTATCAAGGCGGCGTTGCACGACGTTGCGCTCACCCTAGACACGCAGACATTTGTCAACGGCAAACTGGTGAGTCAGAATACCGTAGACCAGAACGACGGCAGAACAACGCTGGGTTTCCAGCGCTTCCGCTTTGTGACCCACGAATAAAGGTCACCGGCCCTAAATCCGCACCCTGGCCAAGTGCTGACCCGGAGCGCCGCGAGGCGCCCCAATCCCACTAGATGGAGGCCAACATGGCAGCTCAAAAAGGCGACGCCATTCTGATCAAAATCGGCGACGGCGCTTCGCCGGAAGTATTTACCACCGTTGCGGGTCTGCGCACCAAGACCCTCAGCTTCAACCGCGAGTCCGTTGATGTCACCAATTCGGACAGTTCCAACAAATGGCGCGAATTGCTTGCCAATGCGGGCGTGAAGTCAATGTCGGTTTCCGGCGATGGTGTATTCACGGATGCAACCGTGGACGCAACCCTGCGGACGGAATTCTACGGAACCACGTTCAGTAACTACCAGATCACGGTCCCGAGCTTCGGCACATTTACCGGGGCTTTCGATCTCACCGAAATGAGTTACGCGGGCGAGCACAACGGTGAGGCTACTTATAGCCTTACGCTTGAGTCCGCCGCCGAGCCGATCTTCGCTACCGTCTAATGAAAGCAGAGATCGAGATCAGGGCCGGGGGCGCGAAGCATACGCTCGCGCTCCCCCTCGGGGCCTTGGAGGATATCGCCAAGGTAAACCCGGTCATCGAGCAGTTGTGGCAGGCGTTCACCTTGAGTGTCTATCAGGTTGATGAGCTTGTCGCGGTGCTTGCCGCCGGCCTGAAATACGGCGGTTCGGAGCTTACAGTCGAGGAACTGATCGACGAGGTTGGCGTCAAGCAGGCCGCTGCTTTCGCGGCTGACGCGCTGGCCGCCGCTATCAGGGATGACGCGCCAAAAAAAGCACCCGCCGCGAAGGCGAAAAAGCCGAAACGCGCTTCCTGATCCGGCCATATCTGGTCATGGGCGGGGCGATGGGCTGGACCCCTGGCGAGGTTCGGGCGGTTTCACTTAGCGACTTCGCGGCGTCACTGGAAGGCTGGCAGCGGGCGCAGGGTCTAGATCCCGACAACCCGCGCAAGGGGCCGATGACACGTGCCGAACTGGACGCATTGCGCGCGCAATTCCCGGATTAGGGGTGAGACATGACTGAAGTTGCTGCCCTTGTAGTCCGGCTGGAGGCGACTACCGCAAAATTCGACCGCATTACAAAGCGGTCTGCCGATTTATTTCGGCGCCAGATGGGCATAATCGAGCGCACATCCAGGCGGACGGATAACAGGATAGCACAATTCGGCAGTCGGTTCGGTGCTGGGCTGGTTGCGCGGCTTGCCATTGTTTCAACCGCGATGCTAGCGGTTCGCAAGGCCATCATTGATACCGTTGAAAGCGGTGATAAACTGAGATCATTGGAGGGCCGGTTCAAGGCGCTCACCGGGTCGGCGGAACGCGCCGGCGTGCTGATCGGCGCGGCATTTAAGATTGTTCAGGAGACCGGCGGCTCGTTTGACGCAGCGGTTGGGGGCCTAACTCGGTTTACCATTGCGGCGGAGGCTATCGGGGCGACCGATCAAGAGGTTACTCAGCTTACGCAAAACCTGTTGAAGCTCGGTGCCATCGGCGGTGGGTCGGCACAGGAGGTGCGGTCGGGCATTATCCAGTTGGGGCAGTCTTTGAGCAAGGGCCGGGCTGACGGCGATGAATTGCGCAGCGTCATGGAAAACCTGCCGCTTGTCGCGCGGGTTATAGCAAAGGAATTCGGCGTCTCCGTCGGGCAGTTGAAAAAGCTGGGTGAAGCCGGCGAGCTTACGTCGCGCAGAATATTCGACGCGATTATTAATGCCACGGAAGAAACCGACCGCCAGTTTGCGGAATTGCCGCAAACGGTCGAGCGGGCTGCCAATAAAATGGCGTCGTCGTGGGTGCGGTTTACAGCGGCGCTCAACAAAAGCGTTGGGGCGTCTGAACGACTCCAGAGGGCTTTGGAAACCCTGGGTGGGCTGACAGACCAGGCAACCCGCTTTCTTGGCAACGCCGAGGCTCGCCGCCAGCTTCAACTAACCGATCAGCTTATCAGACTGCGGGCAGAAAAGGCAGAAGTTCCGGGCCAAGATACTGAGTTAGGCAAGGCGGCGGCTGCAATTATTCAGACCGAGATTGATGCGGCAGTCGCTGAATATGAAGGAATTCTGGCAAGGCAACGCGAAGAATTTCTAAAAAAGCACCCTGTTGTTTCAACCGGGGGCCTTGACCCCAGGCGCCGGGAAAGGGGGCTCCAGGCGGCTCGCGGCGTGCAGACATTGCCATCAGGGTTTTTGCCGCCGCCGGCCCCGCTTGGCCTTGGTGGCACGGATCGCCGCCCGCTCGCCAAGGCAACGGGTGGCGGCTCTGCGCGGACAGAGCAGGAGGCCGCCCAGTTTCTCGACAGTTTGCGCGAGCAGATAGACGCGCAGCGCGAAGCGCTGGAACTGTTGGAGCTTGAGGGCTCGGAAACCGATAACCTGATAACCGCCCGGGGCCGCCTTATCGCGGCAAACCAGCGCGCCCGGCACGAGACGGAACTGGCAAACCTTGCCAAGCGCGAGGACGTGACGGTTTCCGAGGAACAACGGCTGGAGGCGATAGCCGGGATCGTCGCGCTGGAACAGCAGGCAATTGCGATTGCGGAGCTAGAACAGGCGATACTAGATAAGGCCGACGCGGACAGGGACGCCGAACAAGCTGCCGAAAATCACAGGCGTGCGATTGAGCAGATAGGCAATGCGATCACATCGGCAATCCAACAGGCAGACAGTTTCGCGGATGCGTTAAAGAATGTGGCCATCCAGCTTGCAAACATAGCCTTGCAGGGATTCACTGGGTCCGGACCTCTTGGTAGCGTTCTCGGCAACATCATCCCCGGCCTTGCCGCCGGGATCGGCGGCAGTTCCAGCGGTGGTCTGGTATCGGGGCTGGATGTTCCTGTCAGCGCCAAGGGCAATATATTCTCCGGCGGCAATGTGGTCCCGTTTGCGCGCGGCGGTGTTGTAAATGGTCCGCGCGTGTTTCCGATGGCCAACGGCATCGGGCTGATGGGCGAGGCTGGTCCGGAGGCAATCATGCCGCTAAAGCGCGGCAGCGGCGGCAGGCTCGGCGTCGAGGGCGGCGGCAGGGCGACAACCGTCATCGTGAATAACAATACGCAGGAGCAGGCTACAACGCAGAGCCGTCGCGGGCCGGACGGGTCTGAACTGGTCGAGATCGTTATCGGCGAGGTGCGCGATGATCTTGGCAAGGGCGGGTTTGACAGCACATTGAAGGGCCGCTTTGGTTTGGGTCCGCAGAGGGTTAGGCGCTAATGGCAACCTGGCCCGCGAGTTTGCCCCAATTCCCGTTGGTGACAACACCGAATATCGGTCCGGAAGATGTGCGGGCGGCGTTTGGCGCGAAGGTGGGGCCGGAGACCCTGCGGGAGCGGACTACAAGCGCGGGGCAGGAAATCACGGCAGTCTACGGCATGACGGACGCGCAGATTGCGACGTTATCAACATTCTGGAAGACGACGATCAGCCACGGGACTGTGAGCGTTGACATGCCGCATCCGAAAACCGGCACAACAGAAACCTTTGTGTTTCTCGCCCCGCCGGCAACCGTTGAAACTACTGCTAATTTTCACCGCGTAACGATCAGCATGTATCAGGAAGCCTAGGCCATGCCGCTAACGGAAGCCGCGTTTGGCGAGGCCATCAAGCGGCTGTCCTCTACGGCGTGGCCGGTGCTGGCGGAAATCACGCACCCGCAAATGGTGGGCACTCTTTATCTGACGACGGAAACCGGCGGGCTGACCAGCAACGGGCAGGCTTATACGTTTTTCCCGTTCGACTTTATCTTGCCCGGCGACACGGACAGCCTGCCGCGAGCGAAGGTCAATTTTCAGAATGTGGACCGCCAGATCGGCGACACCATTCTAAGCCTGATCGACCCGCCGCTGATCACATTCAAGGTCGTGACAAGCCTTGACTACGACACGGTGGAGCGCGAAGCTGCTAATTTGATGCTGGTCAGCATAACCGGCGACGCCACGCAGATCAGCGGCGAACTGGTTGTGAAGCGTTACGACGGCGAGCCGTGGCCGAGCACGCGGGCGAGTAAGGAGTTGTTGCCAGGGCTATGGAGGTAAGGCGATGCAAGACTGTGAAGTTTATTTCCGTGGTGAAGACGGCGAATTTCGGAAAGTCGTCACCTTGAAAACGGTGACGTTTGAATGCGGCTCGCGGCCAGTCGAGCCAGTGGATGGTGGGGCGCGTTATGTCCGCGATGGCGGTTTCATGCCATCAGGATATGATCCCACGCAGGATGCTCGCAAGAAATCCGAATGAATGTCGAGCGATATCTGCATATCCCGTTTACCAACACCGGCGCGGGCTGGGATGGCTGCAATTGCTGGGGTTTGATCTGCCTGATCTATCGCGAGGAACTTGGGATAAGCCTGCCGCTGTTCAACGGTGTTCCGGCCACGTCGCTGCGCGAGGCCACGCGGTTGTTTCAGGCGCACAACCGCCAGTGGGCACCGGTAGACGATCCCCAGCCATATGACGTTGTTGGAATGCGCGGGGCGTCGGTTATCAACGGGCGGTCGCTCTCGCTGCAAAGCCATGTCGGCATTGTGGCGGACGGCGGTTTGATCCTGCACACAGAGGCGGGCGTTGGCCCGGCAGTGCTGCCAATCACAGATCCGTTAATCGCGCCCCGGATCGTTGAATTTCGCAGGTATGCCCCATGATCGAAGCCACCATCCAGCCGCAGATATTTGGTGGCGAGTCGCTGGTGTATCGTCTGGAGGGCGGCACCATCGCCGAGATGCTCGGCGAGGCGCGCGACATTCCGGGCCTGGGCGTTTATCTGGAGGGGCAGGAAATACTGCCGGGCGTCTGGCATGTGGTCACGCCGAAGGCCGGGACGCATTTGGCCGTCACCGTTCCCGTGCATGGCGGCGGCGGAAAGGGCGGCGGCAAGAAGAATGCCTTGGCCGTGGTCGCCTCGCTTGTGGTCGTGGTGGCCGCCGCCGCCGTCAGCGCCGGTGCGCTGGCCGGTCCGCTTGGTATCGCGGCGATCGGCAAGGGCACACTCGGCGCGGCCATCGCCGGCGCCGCCGTTGGCGTGGCTGGCAATCTTGCAATTGCCGCGCTGTTCCCGGCCCCGGGTCTGCCTACCCCGGCCCAGCAGGATGAGGGCGAGAAGTTCGAGGCGTCCAGCATTGCGGGCAACCGCTTGCAGGCGGGCGGGCCGATCCCGAGGGTAATCGGAACGCACCTTGTTTCGCCGCCGTTAGGGGGGCCGCCGTCCACCAGGATCGTGGACGGTGAAGAGGAAATCGAGGCATTCTTCGTGCTCGCCGGGCCGCACAAGATCGAGAACGTCCTGGTCAATGGTTCGGATATCGCGGACGCGGATGGCGTTGAATATGAAACCCGCGAGGGCTGGGATAGCGACACGCCGATCACGTTAACTAAAACACAAGCGTTCGCTCATAACGTTGGGCAGGAACTCAGCCGGTTCAAGCTGAAACAGGAAAGCTCCGGCAACGTCATCGAGACCCAGACCAACCCGGCGGACAGCGAGCCGAACTGGCACCGGTTCACTACCAGGAGTTCCCCGGATCAATTCGATTTGCGGGTTCAGATCGTTTCGCTGATCGATAACGACACGCCGGGCGACAATACCGGGATACCGTTCCGGCTGCGCTTCCGCGAAAAGGGCGACACGGTGTGGGTTAACATGCCGGAATTCTGGTTCTCCGGGCGGGTTCAATCGGTGCTGGCGCGCGAAATTCGTATCATCTGGGGCGACGCGCCGGAAAGACTTCCGGATGTGCCGAGCGAGAACGGCATGTGGCAGCACCGATGGTATGTTCCCGCGCCGACGGTAACGACCACCACGAATCTCGGCTGGACGGCGGATTCCTATTTCGAGACGGAGCAGATTGCCCGGCCCGATGCCGACGAGGCCACCGGGTCATGGTCCCCGGCGGTGTTCTCGGATATCGACGAGGATATCAGCATCGGCGGCGATGACGCCCTGGCGATATCGGACGCGGTCGGGAACAGCGTCAACACGACGAACTATGACGTTCGGCTGTCGGACGTCAGCGACCCCGGCGTAAACACCGACCATATCATTCGGGTGCGTTGGCGGCGCGATACGATATACGCGATGGAGGGGAACGTCGCATTGTGGGAGGGTGTGCCGGGGACCGGAACGCTTCGCGCGACGCTTCAGGTTGCCCCGGATGTCGGCTCCACCGAGACGACCGACACCTACACCCTGAGCGCCTCGGAAGCCGACGCCATTACAGATTACACGGATCTGTATTATCGGATATGGGGGCGCGGGACGTTTGACGTCGGCGGCACTGCCCGCTCGCTGGAAATCGAGGCCGTGGAATTCGAGGTGCCGCCCGTCGCGCCGTATGCTGTTGTCGCCCCTGATCGTGACGGCGTTTCGATTTATCTTGATCCAGCGGTTTACCCAAAGGGGACGTATGAGTTTGAGATCAAGCGCGGCCAGACGATAGATCAGGCCGACTATACGTTCTCGTCGTATGTGCATGACGACACATCTATTTACTCGCTGTTCGAGGCTTACTACAAGACCAGCGCCAACCAGTGGGAGATCAAGGAAAGAAACAGCGCCCGCAACGACAAGATGATTGTTTCGGACGCCATCAGCAGGTGGAACGAGCACCCGATGCCGCGCCCCGGATTGGCGGCGGTGGCGATCAGGGGCCGGGCGGTGAATATCAATTCATTCTCGGTGGTGGCTTCGGGCTATGTGCGCGACTGGTCGGGCCGGGATTGGGATACGTGGAAAACCACCAGCAACCCGGCCCCGCATTACCGGGATATTCTGGTCGGCCTTGAAAATGCCAACCCGATGCTGGCGAGCCAGATCGACAACGACACGCTGGTCGCATGGCGCGCGGAGTGTATCGCCAGGGGCTACCGGTGCGACATGGTGGTGACTGACGACAGCGTGGGCGGCTCCACGCTGAAAACCGCGAGCGCGGGCTTCGCGGTTCCGCGCAGCGCGGACACGTGGGCGGTGGCTTACGAGCGGGATCGAAGCGCCGATGTTCCGAGGCAAATATTTACCCCGTGGAATAGCCGGGACTACAGTTTCGGCAAGGCATATGATTTGCAGCCGGGCACCATCAAGAGCAGCATCCTGGATCGCGACGACGACTATCGGCGGACTGAAATCCTGACCGCCAACACTGCGCCCGGGCAGAAGGCGCTACTGGTGGAAAGCATCGACTACCCGGGCCTGACCTCCGAGGCGCAGATCACAAAGCGGGTGAATTACGACATGGCGCAGATCGCTTATCGCGGGCTGACGCACACGATAACCATCCCGACTGAATTCCTGATGAGCCGCAAGGGGGATTTGGTTGGGTTCGAGACGGACGTTTTAAGCCGCCATCTGGACGTGCGGGAAGTTACCGCCGTGAATGGCGCGGATATCACGCTGAATGACACGATCACCTATCTGACGGATGCGGGTCTGTTCTCGGAAACCGACCTGTTTGCCAACACTGATTTCTTTGCCATCGGTGAGACATCCTATGCCGCCATCGTAAACAAGGCGAGCACGAGCGTCCGCAAGATCACGGCCTGGGATAGCGGAACCAAAGTTGCCACGCTCGCCAGCGCCCCGACGGACGTTTCCGTAGGCGACAGATTTATCATCGGGCTCGGCGAGAATGTTTATCGGCGCATGCTCATTCGCGGCATTCAGCCGCTGAAATACCCGGAGGCCCGCATCGAGATGGTAGACGAGGCCCCCGCCGTGCTGGCAACGCTGGCCTAGGAGAATGTAATGGTTGCTAATCGCACGTCGATCAACAGCGGCGCCGGGACAACCGGGACGGTTTACGGGACCGATGTCAAGGAAGAGATCGAGGCGCTGTGGAATCAGGTGGTCGGTAAGCTCGGTTCGGTCGCCGGGACCAATACGATTACCGCCACGATCACGCCGACGCTCACAGCCTACGCGGACGGGCAGACATTCAGCTTCATCCCGGCGGTGAATAATACCAGCTCGGTCACGATCAACATTGACAGCCTCGGCGCGAAGGCAATCAAAAACCGCGACGGAACCGCGCTGGCTTCCGGCGATCTGCTGACCACGACGCTCTACCTGATCCAGTATGACGGGACAAACTTCCGGCTGATCCATAATCCGCCCAGCGTCACCGCCGAGGTCGAGGTCGCGATTTATCGGCACCACCAGACTGACGGCACCGACGGCGGCGATGCGACTTCGGGCGCAACGCAGGTCTATCCGTTTACCAATGAGGTGGTGGACGGCATTGGGATCACGCTGGCCACCAATACGTTCACGCTGCCCGCTGGTAAATATGTGGTCGATGCTGCCGCGCAATTCCGCAATACCGGCATTTCCAAGCTGAAATTATACGACGCTACGGGGGCGGCGTATTTCACTTCCAGCTTTGTCAGCCCGCAGACCGGGACGGGAACAGCAAGCCGCACCGCCCACCTGATGGCGGTAATCGACTTGGCCACGGCGACGGATGTGGAACTGCATTACGACGTCACAAGCACCCAAGCCACGGACGGGCTGGGCAAGGCGCACACCGGCCTGACCGATGACGAGGAATACGGCGTAATCAAGTTCACCCGTATCGCGGCGTGGACCTCTGCCAAAACTTCCGTCTCGCAACTCGGTGTTAACACGGCCAGCGATGCGACGAAAAAACTGGTGGTGCGCTCGGATGAAGCGCAGTTCGAGGCGCTGCCCTCTGCGGATGGCGGGACCGGGGATGTAATCCTTTACGTGTCCACCGAGAATGTCGGCGGCTACAAGATCACCACTGTCGAGGAACAGGTGACGTTATCGAGCGGGACGGATGTTACGGGCGTGACAATTCCCGCATATGCCAAGGTCATCGGCGGGTCGTATCGCGTAACCACAACCATTACCGGGGCAACGACGTGGAACTTCGGCACTGCCGCGAGCAAGAGCTTGTTTGGCGGGACCATCGCCCTTGCCAG